GGCTCTGGAAATAAAATTGCGTGCGTTGGCGGTAGCTTCAACAACAACGGTGCCAAGAGCGGTCTGTTTGCGTGGGGTTGTGGCAGTACGTCTAGCAACGCGAACATGTACTGCGGTGCTCGCCTTCTTCATCACCAGTAAGACGGGGGAAAGGGGGTGGTCAACCCCCTTATATAAATTAGCTATTCTGTAAGATAGTTAAAATTTAAAATTAGTAAAGTTATAATAATTCAAGGGATTTGGTGTGTGCGAGCCTCAGCTTGTCTTGGAGATTTTCGTGCGTACGTTGGCGGTAGCTTCAACAACAACGGTGCCAAGAACGGTCTGTTTGCGTGGAATTGTAACAATACGTCTAGCAACACGAACATGAACTACGGTGCTCGCCTTCTTATTTGAATGTAAATTTACACATCATTTTCCTTGCCACTCGGCAAAAATTAGTCGTACCTGGGCGGGTGTAGTAGTGTGAAATAGCACGAAAAACCGGCAGACAAATAAGAAAGAAGTAGATACTTTGAAAAGAGCAAAAAATTTATATCAAAATATTGTAGATAGGAATAATATAAGATTAGCAATTTGTCATGCATCCAAAATGAAAAAAGACAGAAAAGTTGTGCAAAAAGTCTTGGATGACCTTGATTATTATGTTGAAGAAATACATATTATGTTAGAAAAAAAAACATATTTGCCTAGTCCATATACAGAGCTAAAGATACATGATGGAACTAGAAAAAAAGTTAGGATTATCTGTAAACCTGCATTTTATCCGGACCAAATAATACATTGGGCTGTAATGCAGGTGATTCAACCTGTAATAGAACGAGGTATGTATGAATTATGTTGTGCAAGTGTACCTGGTAGGGGGATACATTATGCTACAAGATATATTGAACGTATACTTGTCAATGATAGAAAAAACACCAAATATTGTTTATCAATTGATATTCATCATTTTTACGCATCAATTGATAGGCAAATACTAAAATGGAAAATTTACAAAATAATTAAAGACAAAGATACAATTGACTTATTATTTCAGATAATAGATTGTTATGAAAATGGTGTACCAATACGGATTTTTTACATCACAATGGCTTGCCAATTATTACATGCAAGATGCAGACCATTATATTAAAGAAGATTTAAAAGTGCCATATTATGTTAGATATATGGACGACATGCTTTTATTCCATAGGAACAAAAAAGAGCTTCATAAAATAAAAAACGAGTTGGAGAAATACTTAAATTTTGATGGATTAGAAATAAAGTCAAATTGGCAACTATTCAAAGTAGATAGTAGACCAATTGATTATATCGGATATAGATTTTATAGAGGACATACAACTTTGCGAAAAAGTAATTTCTTAAGAATAAAACGAAGAATAAAGAAAATCTACAAAAAAGGAAAAATTAATTGTACAGATGCGACGGCGGTTATAAGCTATTATGGTTGGTATAAACATTGTAATTATTATAAATTTACAGAAAAATACGTTAAACCGTATATTAGTATAAAAAAGTGTAAAGGAGTGATTAAGAATGCCAAAAACATACAGTCAAATAAGACCAAAAGATTTCGATATAGAAAAGGCAGATGAGAGCGGATTAAGTACCGTTCTTTTTTTTGACAATATAGAAGAAGAACAAACTGAAGATGGAATACAATATTCTTATAATATGTACACAATAAAAGTTCCATCAAGACCAAATCTAGAGCAAACCATTGAGCAAAAATATGATGAATGGTTAGAATTTGCCAAAAAGCAGTATGCAAATCAAGTTAAAGAGGTATCGTTGGAAGAAAGAATATCCACAGCAGAGGCAGTAATTGCTGAAATTTTAGGTATGGAGGTATAGTCTATGAGTGCGATAGTAAAATTTTATGTATTACAAATTAGAATGAAAAAAATGACAATAGATGATGTTCCAATAAAATGGAGACAGCAAGTTATCGATGAATTAGAGAAAGAGTCTGAATAAGGCTCTTTCTTGTTTTTCAACTTTAAGAAGGAGAGAATTAAATGGACGAGAAATATATTCAAATGATAGTTGAGGCTGTTCAGAGTGTAAAATCTGCACATCATAGGGTTGACCAGTTAAATGAAGTAATTAAAGAAATTAGAGCAGATGTCAAAAATACTAATCAAATAGCAATATCTGTTGAAAAACTTGCAATGGAAATGAAAGCAATGAGAGAAGATGAACAAAAAATGGATAGCAGATTAAAACAATTAGAAGATAAGCCCGCAAGAAATTGGGATAATTTAATAAAAACAATAATAACTCGGAATAGGAACAGCTATTCTGGGTTTTTTGTTAGCAAAATTCGGTTTATAGGAGGTTGAGTTATGAATAAAAAGATAATGATAGTATTGGCATGTATTTTATCAATTCTAGGTGTTATGTGTGGTATTTATCTTCCGGACCACGAAATAAATAATACTATATCAGAAACACAAAAAATTATTCAAGAGGAAATCAAACATGAAATTGCTGAAGAAAATCAGTCAACTGTAAAAATTCCAGAGCAAACATCTAATGATGAAGAAAATTTGGAAATTCAAGAGGTTGAAAGTGAAGAGTTTGAGCTTCAAGGCGAAATTGCATACAATGGAGATGCAAAAACATGGAATATTTCCACTGGGAATACTCCACAATTAACATACATATCGCAAATTGATAGTAGATGGAGATATCATACATACACTAGTATAGGTGATTCAAGTCAGACAATTGGTTCAAGTGGTTGTGGTGTTGCAAGTGCAGCAATGATAATTGATTCTATTGTTGGAAATGTGTCAGTAACAGAGCTAGCGGATGTATTTGTTGATAATGGATATAGAAGTGCAAATTCTGGAACTTATTGGAGTGCGTATAGAGCAGTAGCAAACCAATTCGATATTGAATATATAGAAACAGATGATTTTGATGTAATGGTTAATTTATTACGTAATAATCATTATATTATAGCAAGCTGCGGAAATGGATTATTTACTTCTGGTGGTCATTATATAGTGCTTTATGGTATTGACGGAGATACAATAAAGATATATGATCCATATCTTTACAGCGGTAAATTTGATGTAAGTACTCGAAGAGGTAAAGTGACTGTAAGTGGAAATACGGTATATTGTTCAACATATAATTTCAAAAAATATGCCAATTATAAGCAATTTTTCTGCTATAAGTATGATGTTAATAATGTTGAGACAAAAAACACAACTGACGGCAATGTCGTAACAAATTCGTATACAAGATATGTAGCGACAAAAAGTAGCAACTTAAATGTTCGAAACGGTCCAAATGGCAATGTAATAAACAGCCTAAAAAAAGGAACTGAGGTTAAAGTAAGTTATTCTAGTGGGGATTGGAGCAAAATAACAAGTCCAGTTGATGGATGGGTAAGTACTTATTACTTATCTGAAAATAATCCAACTGTTCAAACTGTTCAAAAATTGAACAGTTCAACATATAAGACTGGAAATTATAGAGTTACAGCTAGCTTACTAAACGTAAGAAGTGGGCCAGGAACAAATTACAAAAATAAAGCATATAGCCAACTAACTTCAAATGCAAGGGCTCAAAATGGTAGACTTGGGAATTATTATGCTAATGGATATAAAAAAGGCGTAGTATGTACTGTTACAAGAGTAGAGGGCAATTGGGGTAAAACAGCTAGTGGTTGGATATGTTTGGATTATTGTAAGAAAAACTAAAATAGAGGGATAAAAATCCCTCTATTCAATATTATTCAGCTTATTCTGTATATTATATAAAAAATCAAATGCTTGTTTATACGTTGTATTATTCATATCTAGGTTCTTTATTTTTTGAATAATACTTGTGGCATTTGTACTTTTTGAGGATGTAGAAGCGGAAATTACTTCATAATCTAGGTTTTTTGATTTTAATAAATTAGTGTATTTTTCTAAATTAGAAACTGGAAATCCACATTTTATTAGATTAGGACCTAAATCAGTAAGTTTTAATCCAATTGCTTCACTAACCATTTTCGCATCCTCATTTAATATATTATAAAAAATTCCTACTTTAAAGATATAAATTTTATTTTCATCTTTCTTTTTTAAATTTTCATATTGATTTTGCAATTTGCTCATCTTTTGTAACCTTCTTTCTTCCTTTTTTTCTTATAAGTACATCTCCGGGCTCGCAATCTAATAGTTCGCATATTTTATCCAATGTATCGAAATAAATTCCAGATGTCTCATTATTCATCATGTTAGATAGTGACTGATAGCTGCTTCCCATATTTTTTATAAACCAGTATTTGCTCCTTTTCTGTTTCTTTAATATTTGGTCTACATTAACGCAAATCAATAGAATACACCTCCTTCCAAACAGTAATTGTATGTCATAGTGAATTTATTTTTAACTTGTGTGTAGCTGACTTACGTACACAATAACTATTGTGAAAAATGGTTAAATTTAAAAAAGCAAAGTGCTACAATGCAAGTGTATATTTTACGGAAGGAGACCAGTTATGGAAACTTTTATCGAAAAATTGATTAAAGAAAACAAAAGCTCTTTCACTAATGATGAATTAAAGATTATAAGAAGAAATATGCAACTAATCAAGAAAATTTATCTCCTAGGACTGTGCAATTGGAGAGATGTGTATAGAAACTAATAAGTAAAAAAATAATCGGCTATTTTACTATAATCAGCTGATTATTTTTTTGACAATTTTAATGCAATTTTTAATGCAACGGCAAATAAAAAGAAATAAAAATGAATAAAAATTATAAAAAGTAACTTATACTAAAAAACGTATAAACTGCATTAAATAAAGGAAAAATGAAACATAGTAAAAATTATAAAAAAATATAAAAAGTGTATTTTTTACCATATACTCAAGACTAGTAATAACAAAATAACAGCTGTAAGTATTGAAAATATGAACTTATGGCTGTTATTTATTTTTGTATTTAATGCAATTTTAATGCAACTGAGAAAATTAATGCATTTGTAATTGTGATTTCTGATAATTAATACTTTTATCAACTTCATCATTTCGATATTTGTCGAAAATTGTCGTGTATGTATTTATTGTAGTTGATACATTTTTATGTCCAAGTAATTTTTGAAGTACGTGTGCAGGCATACCAGATTCTATACATCGTGTTGCATAGGTATGTCGAAGCATATGTGTATTTACTTTGCTCTCTAATTTACCGTTAGAGTTTTCTTCTAATCTTATATCATTTTTTGTACAGACACGTTTAAAAAAGCAGTTGATATTTGCTCCAGATAATATTGTATGATTTCTAGTTGTAAAAATTAGATTATTGTCATTGTCTTGCATATTATTGATAGCATTTTTTAATTCTTTTTCAAATAAAGATGTTATAGGAATATTTCTTTTAGAATTATATGTTTTTGTTGATTTACCAAGAATAACATTACTTTCTTTATCTCGTGTAAGTGATCTAGTAATATGTATTTCATTGTTTTCAAAGTCTATATCATTTACTTGTAATGCTAATATTTCGCCAATTCTCATTCCTGAAAACATAGCGATGTAATATATGTCTTTGTATTTATCGTGCTCTATAGCCTCGATAAATTTTTTTTGCTCATTAAGAGAAAAAGCATCAACTTCTTTAGTTTCCTTATTAGATTTTGGAACTATTACGTTAATCATAGGATTTATGTATATATAGCTTCTTTTTAGTGCTTCATTATATATTAGATTTAAAAGAATATTTATTTTTTCGATATAAGAATTTGATAAGTCAGTTATACTATTGTAAAACAATTGTATTTCTCTGTAAGTTACTTTTTGAATTTTCATATTACCTATTAAACTATTTTTTATTTTGTTTAGCGAATGAGACATTGAATTATAAGATGTCTCTTTTATAATATTAGTACTTAATTTTGTTTCTAAAATTTCTAACCCTAACTCATATACGGTTATATCATTTTTATCTATTATAATATTTTGCTGTACTTGAGATAATGCTTGTGTTATTTTTTCTTTTACTTCTTTTCTTGTATTTCCATAGACAGATTTACGATTTAGCTTTCCATCTGCCTTTCTTCCTGCTGTAAATTGTCCAACCCATTTGTTTAATTTTTCGGAATAGTATATCGTGCCTTCTCCATTTCCTCTTCTTCCTGCCATGTTGCACCTCCATTTATGTATAATAAAAATGCTATATTTCAAGCATTTTTTTATTTATGTTTTTTTATAATTATTTTTATGTAATAAAATTCGATAAGAAACATATCCCCATAGTATAAATGCATAGTTTCTAAAATTCATAGTACCAAATAAGTAGAGCTCTAAAACTCTAAAGAATACATATACTATAATTGCATTAACTATGGAAATTATTCTTGCTTGTTTTATATCAAATTCTTTTTTTAATATAAATTTGAGAATACAGGGAATAAAATTATAAATTATAGCAGTTAGTACTATATTAGGAATCAACATCGTGAGAATATTATGAGCTGTTACATATGAAAATACACAAACCAAAACAAAAAGAACGATATAAAGTACAACGCATAAAAATATTTCTTTTGATTTTTTATCATTCTTTACATGGTTATATTGTTGTTTTTTTAATTTACGAAATAGGAATGTTCTGTACAACAAGAACATACTTATAATACAAAATATAAAGATTCCCAAACCTAAAAATATTTCCGACTTTGTAAACCAATATTCATTACCATCAAATTTTAACCAGACAAATTCATTACTTTCTACTGAAGTAGTGTTAGTATTTGTTGTATTTTTTGTAGTATTATACGAATATGTAATGTTATTCCTTGATTCCTGACCTTCTTTCCATTGCTCATAATATTCTTCAAATGACATATGAACCTCCTAAATGATTAATTCATTTCAAATTTTCCAATATATTTGCCTAATATTCTTATTTGTGTTTCTGCGGTGTAGGCCTGTGTCTTAAAACTTGAATCATCAGAGCATGGCTCTAATATTATCAAATCTCCTTGTTGAGTAAATTTCTTTAAAGTAGCATCAAAACCATTTACAAGAACAGCAGCTATTTCACCATTTTCCACAGCATCTTGTTTTCTAATTAAAGCATATGCACCATTTCTAATTAATTGATTCATACTTTCACCATTTATCCTTAAGAAAAAGCACTCTTCTGGGTTAATAATGCCCATTAAATTTGGGTCAATAGGGAGATATCCTTCCAAACATTCTTCTGCCCAGTTCGGTTGTCCTGCTGAAATTTGACCATATACTGGACACATAAATGTATTATTACGTTGATAGACAGTATTAACTCCCATCAAGTAATCCATTGTATTTCTTATTATTTTTTTATCATTCTCATCTAGTTTTTTTATCCCATTCATAAAACTAATATCTTCATCAGATAGTTTTATCTGTCTAGAATTATCTAAATTTTTTCCATCAATTGAAACGTCATATCCCATAAGCCAAACAGGGCTTACATCTAATGCAGTAGCTAATATATATAGTGTATCTTGCTTGGCCTTGTATCTACCACTCATATAAGAAGATATTTTTCCTTTATCAATACCAGATTTTTCTGCCAATTCAATCGGTTTCATATTTCTTATTTGTAGTGCTTTAGTCAATCTATTTGAAAAAGAATCAACTAAAATTTCCATAAAATCACCTCTCGTTAACAACTATTATAGAACGAAAGTTTAGAAAAATCAACAAAAATAAAAGATTATTTTAACAAAGTTAAAAAAAACTAAACTTTTTTTAAAAAAAGTATTGACAACAAAATGAAAGTAGTATAATATTTGTTTAGTTTAGAAAAACTAAACAAAAGATTAAAAAAGGAGGAACACAAATGAAGTATGAATTTGACTACCAAAAGCTAAAAGGAAAAATAGTTGAGAAAACAAAAAATCAAGAAAATTTAGCAAATCAGATGGGGGTTACAAAACAATCATTAAATCAAAAACTAAATAATAAAGTTGCATTTAAGCAAAGTGATATTGTCACAATAAGTACCCTTTTAGAAATAAGCAAAGTAGAAATACCAGAATATTTTTTTACTTTGAAAGTTTAGAAAAACTAAACAATACAAAAGAAAGGAGGTCAATATGAGCAGAGTAAAATATGAAGATTTACCAGATACCATTGGCGTACTAGATTACATGAACTGGAGAGGATGTGGAAGGTCAACAGCAGATGAAAGATTTCATTCAAAAGATTTTCCACTTATAAAAGTAAAAGGAAGTAAATTAATGGCAGATAAAAGAGCAGTTCTTATATCTGAATTAGGACTAAGTCAAACCGAAAAAGAAAAGGTACTTATCGCATTAGCAGAAAAAATAATATAGAGGAGGAACGAAAGATGATACATCCAGAATTATACCCCTGTTTAAATATGGGACAAAAACAAATTATAGGAGTTGCAATATTAATAGTAATGTTATTGATAGTTACTATGAGAAAAATTGCAAAAAGAAAATTAAAAGCAAATAAAGTAAAAAGAAACAATGCAAAAAGAAATAATGAAAAATACTATTTAGATTTTATTATTGATTCAAAAAACAAAACACTTCAAGAAATACAAGAAGAAAGAGCTCAAATGATTAAATTATTAAAGGAGATTAAGAATTATGCCTAATAAACCAAAAATATATGTATGTATGGGATTTTATTTGTTCGGCATTACTAAAGACCAAATTGAGAGACCCCAAATAGCAAAAGACAAACATAAAATGATTTTGGAAGATATGAAGATTACATTAAAAATAATGAAACAAAATTTAAAAGATTTAGATGTCAAACAGCTACCAACTAACAACATCTAAATCCACTAAAAGAAATATAAAAACATATTTCTTTTAGATATTAACATAATTCCATCATTTTTTCAAGGAGGAAATTATGAATTGTAAATATTTAAAAGTAAGAAGTAAAAATTATAAAAAGTTTTTTTATTGTAGTTTAAACAAGTGTGAAGTAGATGCTAACTGTTGTTATTGTTGTAAGAGCAAGGAATATAAGGAGCAAAAGCAACTAAAGAGAACACCATTAAAGAAAACAACTACCAAAAAATCAAAAATGGCAAAAGCTTGTGAGATTTCCGCAACTACAAAAAGGATTGTATGGGAACGAGACAATCATAGATGTATTTTTTGTGGAATTGCAGTTTCTATTTCTTGTGCGTGTTGTCATTTTATACCTAGAAGTCAAGGTGGACTAGGAATCGAACAAAATATATTTACAGCTTGTCCAGATTGTCATCGTGAGCAAGATAATGGAATGAACAGTAAAAAATATGATGCAATAGCGGAGAAATACCTAAAAAGTATTTATAAAGGATGTTGGACTAAAGATAAATTGATTTTTAGAAAACGGAGGAAAATAAAATGGCTGATGTTAAATGGATAAAAATAGTAACAGACATATTTGACAACAGAAAAATAAAACAAATTGAAAGCTTACCAGATGCAGATTCAATAATAATTATTTGGTTTAAAATACTATGTCTTGCAGGAAACCTTAACGAAAATGGACTAATAACACTAACAAAAGATGTTCCATACACAGACGAAATGCTTGCTAATGAATTTAATAAACCAATTAATACCGTAAGGTTAGCACTGGATATTTTTCAAAAATTTAACATGATTGACATTGTAAATAACATCTACTGTGTGAGTAATTGGGAGAAATATCAAAACATAGATGGATTAGATAAGATAAGAGAGCAAACAAGAAGAAGAGTAGCACAGCATAGAGAGAAACAAAAGCAACTATTGTTAGATGGTAACGTTACAGGTAACGTTACAGTAACGCAAAGTAACGCAACAGAATCAGATATAGATAAAGAAGATGGATTGATAGATATAAATAATTATTTAAAAGAAATGGAATTTATTCAGAATAACACTCATGAATATAACAATATATTTAAAGCTAAGCAGATATATTTTGAGAATCCAAGAGTATTACCAGAGGGCATCTCGAATCAAGTCAAATTATATCAAAGTGCAGTTAAAAGATTATGTGATAGTCATCAATACGAAATATTAAATAAAGTCAGTTTGGGTATTCTCGAAAAGGTTTTTGGAAATGTAGCTAAAGTTCAAAATATTACAAACATCGAAGAGTATTATTTAACAAGCTTAATCAACGAAATCATAAATAAAAATTAAGAAAGGAGAACAAAAGATGAAGTATAAGCTATTAGAATGTTTATTTGGTTGGGTGTTTATGAGATGGGTAGATTTAACACTTTTAGACATACTTGCATTTGTCTCAGAATTTATTGTTATATGCTGGATCATCAACAAAATTTTTAAAAAATTGACAAATGGATACAAAAGAAACAAGTAATGTATATAAAAGACAAGATAACCAGGAGGTACAAAAGAAATGATTAAACCTAGATATACAGAATTTATATATAGAGGAAAGCCACGAATGTACACAAAATACAGTAAGACATATAATCACTTAACTAACGAAAAGAAACATAAATTATATAACTACTATGTGTGTGATAATTGTGGATGTGAATTTAAAATTACTAAACCAAAAGAGGGATTATTAACTCTTCATTATACGATTACTCAAAGACCAACTATATATTTAGCAGTATGCAATAAATGCCTTAGAGCTGTTGCAAAAGAATTTAATATATGATGAAGGGGGGATGTGAAGTTGAATACAGTTGAACCCATAAGAGACAAAGAAAAAGTAATGCAAATATACAACTATCTTAAAGAAAAGAATGAAAGAGACAGTCTATTATTTTTCTTTGGTATTTACACCGGACTGCGTGTCTCCGACATACTTAAATTTAAAGTCAAGGATTGCTTTAAAAAAGGATATAACATCAGAGAAAAGAAAACGGGAAAGCAAAAAATTGTAGATTGGAATCCATATCTTGCAAGAGCGATAAGAGATTACATTTCAGATAAAGATGCAGATGAGTATCTATTCAAATCAAGGCAAGGTGGTGCAATTAGTAGACAGAGAGCATATCAAATTATTAGAAAAGCATGCAATGCAAACAATGTATACAATGTAGGAACACATACAATGAGAAAAACGTTTGGATATCATACATATCAAATGACTAAAGATGTAGCAATGCTAATGGACATGTTTAATCATGCAGCACCAGAAATTACATTAAGATATATTGGTATTTCAAACGAAAAAAACAATTCAGTTATTAAAAAATTAAGATATTAGTTTGACATATTAAGAAAAAGTAAACTAAAAAGATGAACACAGAAAAAAACAAGCTATATCAACAAAAAAATAAAAAGAATGAGTTTTACAAAATATAAGATATATATAACTCATATTAAGAAATTAGTGTGATTATGTGAACGAAAGGATGAAGATTATGGAGAGAGATGAAGATTTATTAAAAGATATAAATTATTGTGGATATTGGAATGATTCAAATAGATATGTAATAGAAATTGATAAAAAGTCAGCAGTAAAACTAATGGCAAGACTTGTGGCTATCGGTCAATTCAAAAAAGGTGCAACATTAAGTGAAGGTCTTAAAGACTATTTTAATGCAGATATAATTATCATCGGAAATCAATTTGAATCGAGAAGTGAGGAATAGATATGAAAGATATAGTAAAGATAATTATAGCACTATCAATAATGATTGTTGGAATATATGGAGTAGGTTGGTTTATAAAGCAAATAATTGAAATGTGTTTAGAAGTTGGAGGTTAATAGAAATGGATATATTTAATAAAAAGAAAATTGAAGAGCTACGAATAGTAAATGATGGATTACGTAAAAAAAGAGACAGTCTTAACGAAAAAGTAGATTCATTAAATAAAATGAATAAATCATTAGAATCTGATAAAAAGATGCAAAGCAAAGAAATAGAACGATTACTAGAAGAAAACTCAAAATTAATAGAATGGATTAAGGGCATAATTAAAATTACACACGTATGCGATACACAGAACACCCTAGACCGTATAACTATTCCAATTGCAATAAACAAGAGAACCTATCACCTTGATAATAGTGAAGCACCATTTATTCAAGAAGAGGTTATAATTCCATCAATTAGATTTACATCATTGGAAAACGACATGTGGAGGTAACAGAATGAACAATGACAGAATATCAAAATTAATTGATGAGAAAGTTAAAAAATTCGTTTCTACCAAGAAATATCCTAGAAAATTCAAGAAATACACAATAATAAAAGTTTATCCAAACTATGCACTATACCATGACAATAAATATAATTGCAACGAATGTTTTAAGATATCAGATGCGTGGCGAAATTACTGGGAAGAAAAATACAACTACTCAAGAAAAAGAGGACCAAAATCTTTAGAAGAAAGGTAGGTACAGAAATGAGAGAAAAAGAAATAATTAAAACATTAACAGATTATTGTGAAAATAAAAAGGAAATGATGAAGGAAACATTAGTCAATGCTATTAAATGTTTATTATGTTTATACAAAAAAGAAAAAGTAAAGAATAGAAAAACTATTATAATGGGTGGAGTACAGTATATATCTAAATTTGTAGTAGAAAAAAAATATATTAGTAAAGACGAGCTAAGAGCAGAAATCAGAAAATTAGAGCCTGAACTAAAACTTGAAAATTTTAGAGATGGGGCATCAATTCAAATTAAATTATTATGTAGATTATTAAAGGGGGAATATCATGAACAATAGAGCAAAATATACAGATGTAAATGATGAGCAGAAAAATAGAATTGATGATATTAGAAATATGTTTTCTGATGTGTACGATTTTATAGAAAATAACTGTAAATCAAGTAGAGAGACATCATTAGCTCTTACAAAATTAGAAGAGGCTCAATTTTGGGTAATAAAAGGAATAACAAGAGAGAAGGAGGAAAACAATGGATAATCAAAAATTTATAGAAAAGTGTAAAAAATTAGTAAGAGAATATACAATGGAGAATTTAGATAAATCGGCAGAGATTCCAGAATTTAAGGTATACGAAGTTTGGAGCTGTAAAACACTTCAAAACAACAAAGGTTTATTTGCTACATCATTACCAGACAAGATGTATTTTGAATGCACATATAACGGAGACAAAAAAGAACTATACTTTGATGCCTATGTTAAATTACAAAATAAATGTGTAGAAATGGGGGATTTTTAATATGAGAAAGAATTTTATAACAATATTTAGTACTTTAATTCTTTTAGTGGGAACATTAGCAATAGTGTTCCTTCCAGAAATAATTAAATATGGAAATAATCAAACAATTGAGATAACAATAAAAGATAAATATGTAAAGAATGGTAAGAGTGGAGATAGCAGTAAATATTTAGTAGTAGATGAAGATAATAATACATATGAAGTAACAGATTTATTTCTAAAAGGAAAATTTAACAGTACAGACTTATACAACATACTAGAGATAGGGCATACATACAGAGTTGAAACATCTGGAAGCAGAATAAGACTTCTTAGCATGTACCCAAATATCAATAAAGTTATTAAAGAATGTGAGGAGGATTAAAAATGGATTTTGGAGAGGCAATTAAGTTATTAAAAGAAGGTAAGAAATTACAAAGAAGTGGATGGAATGGAAAAAATCAATATATAGAATTAGCAACCAATATTAGCTATGTAAATAAAGATGGTGTAGTAATAAATTGTGACCATAGCTGCATAGGTAATAAAGCAATAGCATTTGTTGGTACATCAGGAGTACAAATTGGTTGGCTTGCAAGTCAGGCTGATATGCTTGCAAATGATTGGCAAGAGGTAAAATAAATTATACGGAGGTGTAACATATGACAAAACAATTCCTTGAAGAAATTGAGAACACAAACAAAGAATTGATTAGAATCACAAAAAGATTAGAGCAAATTGAAAATAAGCAAAAAGAGATAAGAATTGATAGTGTTCAAGGAAGTAGTACAAGTTATCCCTATATCAAACACAGTATGGTTGTTGAAGGTAATCTTCAAAACAATACAAAATTAAAAAATCTTAGACAGAGATATAAAAAGATGTTAAGGCAAAAGCAATATAAATGTGAAAAATTATTATTGCAATTTGAGTATGAACTTAATAATGTAAAAGATGCAGAAATAAGAAGTATATTGACAGACAAGTATATTGATGGAATGTCTTGGATAGATATAATGTTTAAATACGAATATAATTCAGAAGATGTCCCTCGAAAGAAGATTGAAAGATTTTTCAAAAAAAATGAAAAAATTTTAAAAGTGTCCGGCAACGTCCGGTTGAAATGTGTTACAATGCTAGTAAGTAAAAAAGTAATTGTTCATATTCATGGACTTGCCCATAATTACCATAGTATTGCTTGGTGAAGTTAGTTTTAGGACTAACTTCTTTTTTTTATATCTTGAAAAAGGTGGCGATTTAATGAATCAATTCTGTTTAAAAAATAAATGTGATAATAGTTGTCGCAATTATTCAAAGTGTTTTAAATGCAAACATAATTATATTGCTATTACGTACGAAAATGGAAGTATTCTGTATAAATGTACCAAATGCCATAGTTTAAAGAGAGAATTTACAAAAGTGAGGTGTCGAAGATGAAATTCTATGATGAAGGATTAAATCAAGAAGAATTAAAGAATGAATACCTAAAAGCTAATTCTCGATGTAAGTACAAAAATTCTAAGGAGCTAATAGAACAGATTCAACTATATTTTTATCAATGTCGATGTGATCATAAACCATATACAATTTCTGGTTTAGCTTTGTTTTTAGGATTAAGTACAGAAACACTAAGAAGATATGAAAAAGAATATGGCGATACAGAATATGCAGATATTATTAAATTTGCGAAACAACAAGTCGAAGTATATGCAGAAGAAGGTTTATACGATAAATCAAAAAGCTCTGGAGCAAAGTTCGTTCTACAAAATAATTTCGGTTGGGCAGATAAGCAAGATGTTAGTCAAACATTAAATGTTAAATTGGAAGATGTATTATGATTATAGTTAATGCAGATTTTCTAATAGATAGAAGAAAAAGACAATGGGAAGTTCATCATGACATTAAGAAAGATGAGTTTTTTTGTTTTGCCTGTGCAAATGAAATTATAAATAATTCACGATTAAGAGCAGAAATAGTTGAATATCCAGAGAAACTCATAGAACTTATTTTTACTATTGTTGATAAAGATAAAAAAGTTGTACCTTTTTTCTTAAATGATGTTCAACATGAATTTATGGACATACTTAACAAGGCAATAAGAGATTATGAAAATGGTCTAATAACTAGTATTAACATCTTAGTTTTAAAAGGTCGTCAACAAGGATTCACAACACTTATAACAGCATATCAACTTGCTGCCACAATAACAAGACATAATGTTGAAGGATTAACTTTAGCAGATAAGAAATCAAATGCTGAGGCTATTCTACAAAATAAGGCAAAGTTTATATTCAATAAGTTACCTGAACAACTTAAGCCTACAGAAAAGTTCAACTCTAAAAATCAAATGCTATTTGAAAAATTGAATAGTAGTTGGGCAATTGACACAGCAACTAAAGAGGTTGGTCGTTCAAGAACAATAAATTTCTTTCATGGCTCAGAATGTGCCTTTTGGAAAGATGGCATTTCTCCAATACAAGCTTCATTAGGAGAAACATTTACTAAAAATGCTATCAAAGTATGGGAAACCACAGCAAATGGATTTAATGATTACAGAACAATGTGGAAGTCTGGAGAATATATCAATTGTTTCTTTGAGTGGTGGAGAACACCTGAATATAGATTAAATTTTGAAACCAAGAATAGAAGAACAAAATTTCTAAATGATATTTACAGAGTTAAAGACTGGATTCATGAAAGATTAAAATGGTTAAAAGATGAAAAAGGATTAGATGAAAATCAATTGTATTGGTATTACAAAAAATACAATGGTTATATTGATAAAGAAAAAATAAAACAAGAATATCCATGTACACCTGATGAGGCATTTATTGCATCTGGTAAATGTTATTTCAATACAGAACCTATTATTAAAAAAATTGATTATTTGGAAAGTTTAGAAAACAACGGAGTAATAGATACTGGATATTTTAAATATGAACTTCATGTCGATAATGAAAAAAATAAAATAGTAAATAGAGAATGGGTGTCTGACCCAAATGGTTGTATTCAACTATATGAGAAACCTAAAGAAGGACATCCATATGTTTTAGGAGGTGATACTGCCGGAGATGGTAGCGATTATTTTACAGGTATTGTTATTGATAATAGTACCAAAAAAATTGTTGCAAAATTAAGGCATGAAAAAGATGAAATCTACTATACAAGACAAATCTATTGTTTAGGAATGTATTACAATCAAGCACTAGTTGGATTAGAAACAAACTATAGTACATATCCAACCAAAATGCTCACACAAGAGCATTATGATTATCCTAATTTATATGTCAGAATAAAAGAGGATGATATTACGAATAGGCCATTAAAAAGTTTTGGATTTGAAACTAATAAATTAACAAGGCCAATTATATTAGCAGATTTACAAAGGATATTCAACGAACATTTAGAGCTTATAATTGATTTAGATATTTTAAAGGAAAGCTTGACATTTATTAAAAATGATAAAGGTAGACCAGAGGCACAAGCCGAGTGTCACGATGATTTAATAATGGGAACAGCGATAACTTATTATATATCTGAACAACAAACGACACAGGTTCAAGAATATAGAGAAAAATCTGCATCGTTTGACAATTTTTGGAGTAACAACAACTTTGATTATGGAGAACATGAATTTATAATTTAAGGAGGAAGAAAAATGACACACGCAGACAGAGTGGCAGCTTTTGAGGCTGAAAGAAAGTTAATAACAATTGAGGAGCAAACACAAGAATTAAGAAATAATGTTGAAAATTTTGAGAAAGAAAAAGAAATTTTTAAGGCAGAAAAAGAAAAATATATAGCAGATATGGAGGCACTTAATAAATTCTTAATTGAAAATAATCTCACAATTAAGGATGGAACGGTATGTGCAATAAGTTCAGTAGAGAAAAATAAAGATTCAGAAGAAATTACAAGTACAGGAGAAACAGCAGAAGAATTGGATGGAGATTCAGTTGAAAGTTCAGTAGAGGAAAATAAAGCTACTTTACCAGAAGATATTGATTCATATACAAAAAAAGAAATACTTGAATATTGCAGGACAAATGGTATTGATATAAATGAAACTTTAACTAAAGATGAAATATTAAAATATCTTAAATCAGAAAAATAGGAAGGTATGTAATGAAAATTTATGAAGTTATATTAGTTATTGCAGCTGTAACATTATCAAATGTTGCGGTTTTTTTTGTTGCAAAAAGACCTGAGAAAGTAAAAACTAAAGTACCAGTTAAAAGGATAAAATTATTCAAGACAAAGGAAGAAAAAATTCAAGAAAGAAAAATGGAAAGACAAAATAAAATTTATGAAATTAATATGCATAATATTGAATCCTATTCTGGTGATTCTCTAGGTCAAAAAGATTTTAACGTATAGGAGGCCAGTAGATGAATAGAGCAGATTTAAAAGAAACGGATTTATGGACACTATACCAAGATTCCATAACCTATTCAAGACAGATGGGAGCTTATGCTGATACTGATAAAAATTGGAGAATGTATAATGGTAACCAATGGTATGGATTAAAGTGTATTGGTGTTGAGCCAGTTCAACTTAACTATATAAAATCTATAGTTAACTTCAAAGTTGGTCGTATAAACACAAATCTTTGGGGAGTTAATTATTCTAACGAAACTGTAGATAATGAAGAATTCAGACCTATGGCAAATAAATTGTGCAAAATGTTAAATAAATATATCAACAAAATATGGGAAAAAGAAGGAATGGATTATAAAATTAGACTGTTTTCATTGACATCATGTGTCGATGATGAAGCAGTCTTTTATTCTTATTGGGATAAAGAAAGTAAAATGCCAATAGTAGAGCTATTGAGTAAAAACGATATATACTATGGTAATGAAAATAATCCTGATATTCAATCTCAACCATATATAATAATCAAAAGAAGGATGCCTGTCATCAATGTACAAGATATGGCAATGGCAAATGGTGTTTCTTTGGATTTAATCGTAGGGGATAACGAGAATTTAGAAGAGTCTGGTGAAAATTCAAAATACGAAAGAGATCCAATGGTAACAGTACTAACTAAATTATATAAAGAAAAAGGAAGAGTCCACTACGAAATTGCTACAAGATGTGCAGTAATTCAAAAAGACAAAAATCTAGGATTGAAATGCTATCCTGTAACACATTTCCCTTGGGCTCCAAAGCCTGGTAGTGCCAGAGGAGAAGGTGTTGTTAGAAATTTAACACCAAATCAAATTGAACTTAATAAGACTTTAATGAGGCAGATGTTAGTTACAAAGAGAACTGCATATCCTCAAAGAATCGTCAATGCTTCAAAAGTAACTAACATAGAAGATATAGATAAAATTGGAGCAACAATATTGGTTAAAGGGGAAGCAATCGGAGACATTAAACAGGTTTTTGATACTACGCAACCTGTTCAAATGAGTTTTGATATTGAACGATTAAAGAATGATTTAATTCAAACTACAAGAGATTTAGAGGGTGCTAGTGATATAGCAACAGGCTCAGTTAATCCAGAAGATGCTTCTGGTAAGGCAATTGTTGCAGTACAAGATGCAGCTAATATGCCTTTAACAGAACAAGTAACATATTTAAAAAGAGCATTAGAAGAATTAGCTAGAATCTTCTTTGATATGATTGTTGCTTACACAGATGGTAGTTTAAAGTTAGAAGATGAAATTGTAAATGAAGATACTGACCAAGTTGAAATTAGAGTTATAGACGTTCCTACGTATGTATTGGAAGAGCTAAGACTTTCTGCAAAAATTGATATTACTCCAAAGAGTGCGTATGATAAATTTGCACAGGAACGAACATACGAAAATTTACTTGATGGCGGATATTTTACAGCTCAAAGATTGCCAGAGCTCAAAGTTCTTGCAAAAGTTTTAGATGACGATGCAACAATAAACAAACAAAAATTAAACGATGCTATTGCAGAAATTGAGAGACAACAAAGAAAAATAGATGAAATTGCACAGAGAGTTCAGAAAAAGGCAATTATTGCTAAACAGTTGATTGACAATGCAGAATATTCAGAATATAACCCATCTGAATCTGCTGAACATAATGAACCGGAAATGATAAATGATGAAATTCCTGTTCAATAAAAATTTGGTGCTTACTAATCCCTATAATCGTAAGTTAAATGGTGTTAATCAGCCAATAATAAAAAGAAGGAACACTTTACTATATATTGTGTTTCTTTTTTTGTACCAATACTAAGATGTACTGAAAAGCTTAGGTTATATTAGTCAAACTCTGACTTAAAATGGAGGTTTTATTATGGAAATTAAAGAAAATGAAAATGAAGAGCTATTACATAATAGCGAAACTGAAAACACAGATACACAATCTGCAGAAGAAGTTGTGGAAAATGTTGATGAAAATACTAATAGCGATAATCAACAGGATGTAGAAAATAATGATAATCAAGATGTTCCTGAAAAGAAATCTTTTAGAGATTTACTTCGTGAGAATCCAGAGTATCAAGAAAGGTTTAATGAATTGGTACAAAGGCGAGTATCTGCAAAGGAAAGAAGTGTAAGAGAAGAGTACGATAAGAAATATTCAAAGATTGATAATGTACTTAAATATGGACTTCAAGCCAATGATATTGATGATGCCGCTGATAAGTTAAAGCAATACTATGAAGATAATGGTGTTACTATTCCTGATGTGGTTGAGCAAAGATATAGTCAAGATGACCTTATGAAGCTTGCCAGAATGGATGCAGATGAAATTTCTGATATGGGAATAGATGAAGTTATTGAAGAAACTGAAAGATTATCAAAAAAGGGTGCAGACAATATGTCAGCACGTGAAAAACTTACTTTCAAGTTTTTAGCAGAAAAAAGAAATGAATATGAAACAACATCGGAGCTTTTGAAAAATGGAGCTAAAAAAGAGGTATATGAAAGTAAAGAGTATAGAGAATTTGCAAAGAAGTTTGAAGGTAGTAAGTTCTCAGCAAAAGAAATATACGATTTTTACAAAGAAAAACAGCCGAAGGATGAAGTAAAACCACTAGGAAGTATGGCAAATAATAGTAATGATAAAACTCAAAGGCTATATACTCCGGAGCAAGCTGCACAGCTATCAAAGGAGGATATGAGCAATCCAGAAATATTTAAAGCTGTACAGGAGTCTATGAAACATTGGTAATACGTTTTCCTTCGCAATGAAAGGAGAATTTAATTATGAAAAATTTTATACCAGCATATTGGTCATCATACGTTGAAAAAGGAATTCGTAATGAATTAGTATTAGCTAATTGGTGCGATTATAAGTTTGACAAGAAAGATTTCAAAAAAGGAGATAGAGTTTGTGTAACTGGAGTTAATAAACCTACAGTTAGAACTTACGATGGTAGTGACATCACAATTGAAGATTTAGGAGATAACAATCAATATATTGATATCACTCAAGCTGATTATGTAGCTTTTGGAATAGAAGATATTGATAAAGCACAAGGAAATCCTGAATTCTTCAATGCTGAATTTGATGAAGCAAAGTATGCATTAGCAGAAAAAGCTGATAAATTCGTTGGTGAGTTAGCAAAAAAAGCTGATTCTACTATGATAAGCTCTTCTATTGATATATCATCAGAAGTAAATCCACTTGCAACAATAGATGCAGGTAGAATTAAATTATATAAAAATGGTGTATCACAAAAAGAAGAATTAGCTGCTGACTTAAATCCAGAGCACTGTGTTCTTTTACAAAGTAAGTTAGCTTCTTTATTCACTGATAACGTTGAGTATGTTAAAAGAGCAGCATTAGGTAAATATGGAAATATTTATCTAAGAATGTCTAATAACTTATATAATGACGGAACAGATGATTATGAGATGATTAGAACAAAAAGAGCAACAGCTTTCGTAGATTGTGTAAATAAGATGGAGACATGTCCAAGAGAAAGAAAATTTGGCGTTGCTGTAAAAGGATTACATAACTATGGAGCTAAGTTAATGAGAAGAAAAGAAATGTATGTTATAAAAGTTCATTAATTTTCGAGGCCTTAGAATCGATTCTAAGGCTCATTTTTTTATTAAAGGAGGATTTATATTATGGCAGTAAAAACATTAACACCACAAAAAGGTGATTTCAACAAAATAACAGCAATTGAATTTGAAGCTGCAACAGCAGCAGCAGATGGAATGGAATTCAAACTTCCATCACGTGACATGGAAACATATATAATCGTGCAAAATACTAATGGCTCAAATGCTTATACTATTACAGTAAAAGCACCAACTACTCAAGGATACACATCAGCATCAACTGATTTAGTAAAATCTATTCCAGCCAACGGTTTTGCAATTATCAAATTAGAATCTGCTGTATATGCAGACAAGGGAATGGTTAAACTAATTCCACAAAACACAGCAGTTAAGGCAGCTGTTATATACTAAAATTTTAAAATGTAGAGGCCATTAAGTTGGCCTTTTTATATTTTTGTAGTTTAAATAGGTAAAACAGTAAATAAAGATACTTGTTCGAGACAAGTCAAAAATTCAAGGAGGATTTTAAAATTGAAAGAAGAGAATAAGAAGTTTAAAAAATTAGAGAGTTTAACTAAGTATTTTATTCATCCTAATACACGTTTTTATGGTGGATATATACATAACGGAGATAATATATATTTATGTGATGATAATGATTCCATGAGTGATGAGGAAGGAAAAGAAAATTTCAAAATAAACGTAAAGCAAAGAATTGAGAACGATATTTTATATACTGACATAAAGTCAACTAGAATATACAAGAATGGTATGAAACAAAACGATACAATTCATCAAGAGCTTGAACTAAAAAAAGGACAACTACTTGTATATGTTGAGCATCAAGGTTTTGTAATTAGTGAATATAAAATGGTTACGGTTGATGAAGCTAAAAAAATCTATGATATTTTAGGAGGTAACAAAAATGACTCTGGAGCAAATAAAGGATAACGTTTTACGCATGATTGAAGAATATAATTCAAGTGCAACTGGACATACAGATGATGTTGATATAAGAAACAAAATCAATATTGTTGTTAATAGTATTATGTTCGAAATATGTGAGTTAAAACGTCTTGTAAATAGGACTAGTTTATCAGTTGAAGCGAATGAAACTATTGATTTACAAGAAGAACTTGATAATTATAGACAACTAATCAAAATAACAGGTGTAAAATTTGATATTCTAAAGAGATATGTAACGTTTCTCGAAACAGGTACAGCAATAATAACTTATTATAAAAATCCTGTTCCAATAACGAGTAATACTAACGATTCTTATGAATTTGAATTATCTGATGAATTATTTCCTATAATGGAAAATGGTATAGCTGCAAAATTGTTAGAAAACGATGTATCTGCAAATTATGGACAAGTATATTTGAATAAATACAGAGAAGGATTACAGTTATTAGATACAAGAGAAGATACAGGAATAATCGAAATAGAGGGTGGTATAGATGAGTTCTAAGAATATTATAGGTTCAATAAACACCAGAATTTATAGTGATATAAGAGGTGTAGACTATTCTGATAAAGAAATAAATATAAGTAGAAGTCCAGATATGCTTAATATGTGGAGAAATTATGCTAATTTAGGGAAGTCGATTGAGACAAGACCAGAATTAGAAAAAGTAATTGAAACAAGTGAAAATGTATATGGAATATTCTTTTACAGAGTAAACAATGTGGATCATTTCATAATTCATTCTGGAACATCTCTTTATGATTATAATTTCGATACAAATACTAAGACATGTATAAAACAAAGTGGAATGAATCCAAGAAGAAGTTTTAGTTTTATCTATAACAATATACTATATATAAAAGATGGAATAAATTATCTTGAATATAATGGCCTAACAGTTAGTGAAGTTGTTGGATATGTACCAACGACATCTATATCTAAAGCTCCATCTGGAGGAGGTACACCACATGAAGAATATAACATATTGACTGGTTTAAGAAAGAATAGTTTTGTTGCTGATGGCACAAGCACAATATATGATTGTGATGTTGAAACGTTTACTAGTTCAGCAGTTAGAGTTTGGATTAATGATGTTGAAGTTACTACAGGATTTACTGCTAATCCAACAAATGGAACGGTTGTGTTTACTACTCCACCTGAAGCACCACTTACAGATGGACAAGATAACGTTATCATACAATTTGAAAGCACCATTACTGGTGACAGAGATATTATAAATAAGTGTACATTATTAACTGTATTTGATAATCGTGTATTTTTTAGTGGTAACCAAGATTATCCAAGCACAATCTTTCCATGTATGCTAGATAATCCAAGATATGTAACACATGGAGATTTTTATCAGGAAGGACTTGATTTGTCTCCTGTCAAAGCAATGGTTGCAGGAAATAATAGTTTATGGGTATTTAAAGAGCCTAGTCAAGCTAATACAACGGTTTTTTATCATACTCCAGTAATTGATTCTGAACAAGGTAAATGCTACCCAAGTAATCATTCAAGTATTTCAATTGGATGTGTTGCTACTGGAATAAACTTTAATGATGATATTATATTCTTTTCAGATAGGGGAATGGAAGGAATCAACGGAGATGTAACAACAGAACAAGTTTTAGCACATAGAAGTTCTTTAATAGATGCAAAACTACTAAAAGAATCAAATTATAAAAATTTAATACTTGAAGAATGGAGAGGCTATCTACTTGTTATTGTAGGTAGTCATATTTATTTGGCCGACAGTCAGGCCTTATTTACAAATAAGACTCATAACGAATATGAATGGTTTTATTGGGAATTATCAAAATCTGTAACATGTACTGTTGTTAAGGATGACATTCTATATATTGGAACATCTGACGGAATTTATTCATTAACAGATATTACTTCAAATGTTAATTCTTATATATGCACAACTAAGGATGTGTGTGGATATCCACAGCTTAAAAAAAGTACGAATAAAAAAGGATTTACAATTGATTTTACAGGAGACAATATATCTTTGGCAGTTAGAACAGATGATTCTAATTTTGAAAGTATAGGGAATTTTCAAAATTCTAAAGATTATATAGTACCAGTAGTTAAAAAGAAAAAATGGAGGAACATACAGTTTAAAATATCTTCAAATTCAAGATTTAGTTTTTATAGATTAAATTTTGAATTCTTTGTAGGTTCATACGTAAAGAGGTAGAAGGAGGAAATAATGGCTGGTAAATATGAAGTTGATTATAACGATTCAAGACTTGTTAGTGTAAAAAATGAGCAAGCTCAAAAGGAAAGCGAGATAAAAAATAGATATGATACATTAGCAAATGAATCAAAAATATACTATGATAAACAAATTGAAAATTCAAAGAATTGGGCAGAAAAGCAAACAGAATTACAAAATAATAGTCTTAATCAAACATTAACTGAAATTCAACAAAATAAAGACCAAACTGAAAAAGACTATATGAAAGAGCAAAAAGGTGCCTATGCAGACTATCAAAAACAGATTAGTCCATACTCTGTGAGGGCCGAGCAAATGGCTGCTAATGGTTTGAGTAATTCTGGATTTAGTGAAAATGAAAGAATAAATAAGTATCTTGCATACCAAAATAGATATACATCGGCGAGGGAAGACCTTAACAAAGCATTAATTAATATAAATAATTCTATTGTTCAAGCTAGAAATGCAAATGATGCAAGAATTGCAGAAATTGCAGAAAAAGCTATGGACGAGCAATTAAGTCTAAGTTTACAGGCTTTTAATTATAGAAGTACACTTATGCAAGAAAAAGAGCAAAGAATTGCTGAAAATACTGATAGGTACAATAATCAATATCAAAATGTTTTGGCACAAATCAATCAAGAAATTGAAAATCAAAAATGGTGGGACAACTTTAATTATGAAAGAGAGCAAAGAGAAAAAGAATTTAATCTTAAGATGCAAGAGCTTGAACTACAGAAGAGAAAGGCAGAAAAAGAAATGCAATATATTACAGCACAAATTAACGCATTGAATAGGAAATCTTCAAGTTCAAGTAATTCTTCTTCAAGCAAGAAATCTGTAGAAAAATCTGGAACAGCAGCACAAAATAAATTGTATAACTCTTTATTAAGTTCTGTTTCTAAGATGTCAGGAATAAGTGGTAGAAACTTAATTGCTAGCAAATATAATTCTGGAGCAATTACTAAGGAGCAAGCTGAAAAATTGTATAGTATAGCACAAAACAGAATATAAGGAGGTTAGTATGACATTTGATGAATATTATAACAGATGGAAAAAAGGTCAAAATGGATTAGCAACATCATCTAATACTAATAATAGTTCAATTTCACAGAATCAAAACACATCTAGTCGTAGTAGTTTTGATGAATTTTATGATAAATGGAAAAAGAATCGAGAGAATCCAACAACATTTGAAACAAACAAGAAATTTACAAATACGTCTAATGCGAATAATAAAACGACAACGTCTAATACAAGTAATAATCAAGCTACTAATAGCAACATAAGTAATCAAAATAAAAAATCCGAAGAAGAATTGATTAAAGAAGAACAACAGAAAAAAGCTGAAAAAAGTGCTAATGCCCACAATACTGCTTACAATAGCTTATCAGACCAAGAAAAGAAGTATTATGATTCATATATGCAGAAAACTTCTGGAGGTGCAAATTCGACTGTCGGACCTAAAAAGTCAAGTATACCAGTAAGCGAAGCGGAGAAAAAAGCTTTTCAAAAATATCAATCTATTTATCAAAAAAATAACAATGAAACAGTTTTAATGAGCAAAGAGCAATATAAAAAATATCAAGATGAACATCCAGAGCTTGTAAAAAAACAAGCTGAGGAAGCTCAAAGAAAAGCAGAAGAGTACAAGAAGAATACACCACTTGTTGAGAGAATTGGTAATACATTAGGAGATTGGCAAAAGACACTTACTGACAATGCAGGTAAAGCGACCTCTGATGCTGCTAAAGGTATTATCAATTTAGCAGCATGGGGAGTAAAAAAGAATCCGTTAGTTAGTTCAAATCCAAAAGTACAAGAGTGGATAGATGAAAACAAAGAAAAATTAACAGACCCTTTAGAGTCTTTTAATAGCAGAATGGATAGCGAAGATTCATTGGCCTCATACGATGCTGAACGACAAGGGAAAGTTTCAGGTTTTGTAAATGACAAAATAATGCCAACACTTGGACAATTATTACCATCATTCCTTATGGGAACAGCAGGAGGAAAGGTCGCAAGTGGTTTGACACAATTCGCTGTTTCAGAAGGTTCATACCAAGATGATGCTAAAGCAAGAGGTATGAATGAAGATGAAACTATGGCTTATTCAACAATTATGGCAGGTTTTGAAGGTTTATCAGAAGGTCTTACTTGGGGAAATGCTCAAAAGGTTGGTGCATTAACAAAAGAAAAGGTACTTCTAAAATCAGGTAAAACTGCAAAAGATATTGTTGGAGAACAAGCAAAAAAACAAGCCATTAAAGAAGCTAATGCTTCAATAATAAAAAGATTTGGTCTTAATGCTTTTGAAAATGCTGTTCAAGAGGGAATTACAGAGCCAGTACAGGAATTGACAGCAAAAGGTATTTCATTAGGTCTAACAGGTAAAGATAAATCTAATTGGGAAAACATGTTACAAAGGTCTGGAGAAAGTGCTTTTGTTGGAGCATTTGTTTCTGTATTACTAGGTGGTTCGTCCGCAGGTGTATCGTCCGCAACAGAGGTTACCAATAAAATGGTTGATAATGCTCAAAACGGAAGAGCAATTAATGATGGAATTAGTGATAGTCAAATTATTAGTGCATATAATGATTCAGCTAAAGTTGTAGATGCCGATAAGATAATGAATGACACTATAACAAGACAAAATCAAAAATATAATGTTGCACTTAACGAAATAAATAATAAGCTTAATCAAGGAAACAATACAAACATTATACAAAATGATAATGTTATGGAGAAAAGCATCTTAAATGATGATCATGTATTTCAATTTGAAAAAACTGAAAATGAAAAAGTAAATAACTTAGGTCAAGATTTTTCACAACATTTTGACAATTCTGAACAGGCTCATAGGTTATTTAATACTTTTTCATCAATAATAAAAGAAACTGATACCAACATAAGATTAAACAACCAACTAGAATCAAATATAAACGGAAAAATATACACAGGCAATGATGGTAGTACAACTATAGAGGTAAATCCAAATTCAAGCCGTTCTGGTGAGTTTATTGTAATGCATGAATTAACACATGGAATTGGAACAGAAGAATTAAAGACACTTATAAATGATTATGCAAAAACAAACGCTGATTTTGATTCTGCATTGACGGAATTAAAGAAAACATATAAAACTGATGATGTATCTGATGAAGTTATGTGTGATATAAGTGCAAACTTGTTAGGTAATGAAGATTTTATACAAAAAATTGCAACAGAAAAGCCAAGTACATTCAGAAAAATTTATAATTCAATTAAAAGCTTTGTGAAAAAAATAACTGGTAAATATTCGCAAGAAGATTTTATCAGAGACCTTGAATTAAAATGGGAAAATGCATATCAAAAAAACAAAGATAGTATCTCAAAGAATATTGGTAATAATTCATTTTATAGCATACAAGAAAATGAAAATGGAAAGTACATTAAAGTAGATACGGACCAAAATATTTTCGATGGAGTACAAGAAAAAGATTACAATAAAGTTGCTAAGAAATATATACAAGAATATTTGTTAGGTGATACGAAATTATCTGAAAATGAAAACGTGAATATTAACAACAAATCTGCTAAGAAATATACAAATCCAGGATATAAACAAGCAAATTTTTCAGAAAAGATGAAACTAACACCTGAATTAAAGAATGTATTAGAAATAGCACAATATGTTGATGAAACACCAGCGAATAAAGATAATGCAAAATTTAGTCATTATAAATATTATACATTTGATTTTGAACTTGGTGGAAAAATGTTTACAGGAAATATAAACATTGGAGTTGATAATAATGGTAATAATGTATTTTATGAAATAAATAAGATACATAAAAGAAGCAACCAACTAGGTACAAGCCTAGATTCAGGGGTTGCTTCTAATAATAGTATACCACAGAGCTTAGACGAAGTCAAAGAAAATATAAAAAAACAGGAATCTGAAAACAATTCAGATTCTTTTAATTTGCCACAAAATGATAATCAAAATGACAACAAATTAGATTATCAAGGTTCTAATTTAGGAAGTGGAAAAGCCAGTGGTAAGAATATAACTGTTGACCAAGCTTTAACGCGTATAAATGATTTACTAGATAAACATGATGCTATTTATGATGACAATATGAGTGAAGCAATGCAGCAATTAAAAGATGCAAATAAAAATCCTGAAAAAGAAATCAAAATATATAGGGCTAGTCCAAGCGATGAAATCAATTCAGGAGATTGGGTATATTTAAGTAGAGAGCAAGCTGAAAGATGGACAAAGACTCATTTTGGTAAACCAAAACCAGGATATACAGTTACAGAGAAAACTGTAAAAGCATGTGATGTTGATTGGACTGGTAAAAACTTGGATTTCGTATATGCACCACAGAATAATACTTCAAATTCAAAGAATTCAATTTCATCTAACACATGGTATGATTGGTTAGATTCACATTTCAAGCCTAGTAAAAATGTAACGAACTTTAAAGATATAAAACAGAAAATTCAAGAAAAAGTATCTGAGGCCAAGAAAACTGAAAAGAAGATTGCTCCAATTAACGATAATATGCGTACATCTATCAAGTCAAAAATGAAAGAAAATTTTGATATAGATTTAAGCCCAGATGATATCAGAAATATTTCAAATAAGATTCTTGCAAATCCAACGGAAGAAGGTGTCTTAAAAGCACTTGATGATTATAGAGATATTGAAATTGAAGATGATAGTGGAATTGATATGAATGTTGTTAGAGATTTAAAGAATACTATTCGAAATACAAAACTAGATGTAAGTAGTGTTAAAAATAGTATTACGGACTACAACGACATGAGAAAAAGAAACTTTGGTAAACTAAAATTAGGTAATGATGGATTACAAATTGATTCCTTCTATCAAGAACTTTCAGAAAGTCATCCAGAGTATTTTAATAAAGATATAACAAATGTTGAAGATGAGTTAAATTATTTATCAGATTTTGTTAATACTGACTTTTCAAATACAATCGAGTATTCTCTTACAGATGATGATATTAAAGGAACTGGTATTATTGATGATTTACTTAAGTACACAAAAAATGAAAGCCGTAATGATGAAATAATTAATGATTATACTGTAATAAATGAAAACGCAGCTACTCCAAAAGAGACCTTGGAAGGTTTAGATATTGAAAAGATTGTTCCAGATAGACAAGATGTAATAAAAAAGAATAGACAGCTTGCGGAAGGAATGATTGGCAATATTAAAAATTGGAAAGATAAGTCATCTGGTTTTAAATATCAAACCGAAACAATGGAAAGAAATATGTATGATATTATAAAAGATAAAGATGAAGCTAAAAAGATGATTGATACATATTTTACACCAATTCATAAAAATGAGGCTGAAAAGAATAGATTTATCAATAGCTATAACGATAAGATAAAAGAATTAAAACTAACAAATAAAGAAGCAGAAGCGGTACAGTTCTTAGGTGAGAAAAAATACAATCCAGAATTCGACCCACAAAAGAAAGATGCTGATAGAATTCAGTCATATATTGATAAAAAACAAATCGATATGAATAAGGTTGATAATGCAATAGAATTTTTCAGAAAAACATATGACCAATTATATGACAGAGTAAATGAAGTATTAAAAAACAATGGTTATAAAGAAATTCCATATAGAAAAGGATATTTTCCACATTTTCAAGAATACAAGGCTAATACAGTTGGAGGCAAGCTTCTAACACAATTAGGAATAAACATTGATGCTCGTTCACTTCCAACAGATATAGCGGGTATTACTGAAAACTTTGTTCCAGGTAGGACTTGGAATAGTAGCTCTTTACAAAGAAAAGGAAATAGAACTGAATATAACGTATTGAAAGGTTTTGATACATACATTAAACAGGCAGGAGACAACATATTCCATACAGATGACATTCAAAGATTAAGAGGTCTTGAGAACGAAATACGTTATGAATATAGTGATAAAAGTTTAAGAGATAAAATTGATGAAATTGAATCAAATGAAATGCTTGATAGTGATGAAAAACAAACAATGATTGACACAGTTGTAGATGAACATCACGAAAGAATTGCTAATCCAATGCCGAATTTTGTTATCCAATTAAGAGAATATACAAATTTATTAGCAAACAAAAAAAGTCAATTTGACCGTAATTCTGAATCGTTCTTTGCAAGAAAAATGTATTCAACAGTAGATGCAATTGAAAAAAGGTTTGGTGCTAATTCAGTAGCTTTTAATGTTTCTTCGGCACTAACCAATTTTATTGCAGGAACCCAAGCATTGGGCGAAATAGAAACTAAATATGCAACAAATGCGATATTAGACTACAATAAATCACTGATTAAAGATGACGGATTTGCGTATAAATCTAATTTTCTTATGAATAGATTACATCAAGCAGAAAATGTATACCAAACCAAAATAGAAAAAATATCAAAAAAAGCCAATTTCTTATTTGATGGAATTGATAGTTTCACTTCTAATGTTATTGTAAGAGGTAAATATCTTCAAAATATTGCAGAAGGAATGAGTGAGCAAGAGGCTATTGATAATGCTGATAGTTTTGCAGCAAGTGTTATGGCAGATCGTTCCAAAGGGGCTACACCAACATTTTTTCAACATAAAAATCCAATTGCTAAGTTATTTTCGCAATTTCAATTAGAAGTTAACAATCAGTATAGATATATGTTTAAAGATGTTCCAAGAGATTTAAAAGACAAAGGGCTTTTAAAGCTTGGAATTGCATATTTTAAAATGTTTTTAGGAGCTTTCTTGTACAACCAGTTAAGTGAAAAACTTACAGGAAGAAAAAGTGCATTTAGTCCAATAGATATTGTTAAAGATGCAATTAAAACTTCAACAAACTCAAACATGAGTACATTTGAAAAAGTTTCTACAATTAGCAAAGATGTTGCTGACGAATTACCATTCGTAGGTGGCTTTCTTGGTGGAGGTAGACTTCCAGTAAGTGGAGCTTTACCTAGTGTTAGTGCTTTAACGGAAGCAGGAATAGGATTATCAACTGGTGAAATGGATTCTGAAACAGCATTGAAGAAAATTGGTAATGAAATGAAAAAGCCTGCTGCATATTTGTTACCACCAATGGGTGGAGGACAAATAAAGAAAACGATTGAAGGTTTATCAATGTATAGTAGCGACAAGCCTGTGGCAGGTAGTTATACCGATACTGGAAACTTAAGATTCACCGCTGATACAAGTACATGGGGAAAAGTAAAGGCAGGAATATTTGGACAATATTCCAGTGATTCAGCAAATGAATATATAGATAGTGGATTTAAGTCAATTGATAAAAAGCATATAGATGAACTAAAGAAATTAGAAATGAATTCTACTGAATATAGAGAATATCAAGGTGATTTAAAAGAGGCTAAAAAAGTAAAAGATGATAATGGATACCAAAAATATTTTGATGACAAAGGAAATGCTTATTGGTACGATGAAAAAAACAAAGTAGTATATAATTCTGACTATAAGAAAACTACGAAGTCTATTCAAAACCTTGAAAAAGCAACTCAAAACTTAAGTGTTTATGAATATATCAACAATCTTGATGTTTCTAAAAATAAAAAGAATATTATGCTTAATAATGCAATAAAAAATAAAAGTTCTGGCAATACAGATTATAGTAAATATGATTCGTATGCCGAATTTGATTACTCATACAAGTATCCTGAAAAGTATGCAACAATTAAGGCTATGTTTGATTTCAAAGATTATAGTAATTATTCAAAAGAAATCAAGCAACTTAAGAAAGAATATCAATATGGTGATACTAAAGAAAGAAAAGCTGCGATTTTTGATTATATTGATAGTCTAGATATTGATGAGGAACAAAAACTATTTCTATTTGAAGATGCAGGATATAGTATCAAAAATTATAGAAATTAATTAACGGAGGAAACTATGGGGAGTAAACAAGATAGTAATGGGCCAAGAACTGCCCAAGATATAATGCGAAGATTTAAAGAATTTGTTGAAATAAGGGCAAATACAGAAAGCAATTCAAAAGCACTAAATAAAATCAATAGTGAACTTAATAATATAGTTAAATCAATTGTATTTAATTTATCAGATGTAATAGAAAGCCAGAGCAGTATAATGCTCTGGTTTTATTCTGGTACTCCTACGACAGAAAACGTTCCCTATATAAACTGGGAAACACCATCTGAGCATGAAGGAGATTTGTATTATGACCAATCTACTGGAAAGGTATATAAGTTTTATGAAAGTAAATTATGGGAAGAGCAGATTTCAACTGATTTGGTACAAGCCATGGCGTTGACAAATGCAAAATCTGATACTTCTGAGGACCATCAAAGGACAGTTTACACATCTACTCCGTCTGTTCCCTATGATAATGGAGATTGGTGGATTGCAAATGATGGTTCACTTAAAATGTGTCAAATTTCTAAAACTAGTCAACAAGAATTTGAAGAATCAGATTGGATTAATGCGGATGATTATACCGATTCAATAGCTAAAAAGCTTGATGACATAATTGAAGTCTTAAAAGGAAGTATTGTTAAGATTTCAGACAATTATGCTTCCTTTAAAGATTTGGCCACCGGTGGAGAAACAATAATAGATGGTAGTAATATTAAAACAGGAACTATTGATGCAAGCCTTGTTACAATTGAAAACGATAAAGTAATTATAAATACAAATGGAATCTTTTTAGGGAATGGTGCAAAGATTTTAGGAGCTGATGGTTTAAAAACAAGTCTGCTATATTCTAACAAAGGTCATGTAGGGTATGAATGGAATTGGCAAAATGACGAAGGTAAAACAAAAGGCTTATTTATTGATGCAATTATTCCAAGTGGATTTACAATTACAAAGTCGTATATAAAAATTCTACATTCTCCAGCTTATTGGAGTTACTGGAATAATTCATCATCACGAACAGAAGAAATATGGGGATATTCAAGAAATATTAAGTTATATAAGTGTACTAATATGGGGACTAGGTTGATATGTGCTGATTATGGAGGTGAAATTTGGGACGAAGATGATTCATCGCAATATACAGAGATACCATCTGCATTTGGAAGTGATGGATTTACTGCATCTGAACCATCAAATGTTTCACATAATCTTGAACAGGCAGAGTCAATAGATTTAAGTTCACATTTATCTGTTGGACTTAATAGATTAAAAATTCAGAGCTCAAACAGTGTACCAATAAGAGTTGGAAACTGTGCAGCAAATACAGGTGGAATGCAAATGTTACTTGTTATTGAAGGATATTTCCCATATCAACCATTAAGTAATAATAACAACAATAACGAAAACAATGGAAATAACGAGAACAACGAAAATAACAATAATAATGAAAATATTGAAACAGATGAGGAAAAAGCAATCAGACTTGCAAGAGCATATGTTGCAGAAGAAGATGGAGTGTCATTGATACTTGAGGGATATACTTTTTCCATAGGTGCTTCATATCCAGATTATGGAATTTACGTTGTTAACGTTACATATCCTAACAGTTCAACTGATATGTTGACAGTTAATATCGCAACAGAAGAAGTTGGACGTGGATAAGAAAAATAAGGAGGTTTATATTATGGACGTAAAAAGAATAAATTTATCAGCAGGTGTTGTTACTGATTTTGATTTCAACAAAGTTAATGCTAGATTTTTAGTTAAGAATTTAAGCGATTCTGATATTTTAGTATGTATGGGAGACTTTGATGCTTCAAATTCTATTAAAATTTGTTCAGAATGCTTTGAAATTGTAAGTGATAGAACAAATGAGGATTTAGGATTTAGAAATGAAAAATCCTACACTAAATTAACAATCAAATCAGAAGGTGGAGGGGAGGTCGAAGTTAGATGTCTATAGATTATCCAATTTGTGGAAATTTGAATATGAATAATGGTAATATCAAAGAAAGACTGGCAATATTAGAAAATAGAACAGGACATACATATGGAATCCGTAGAAAGATAAATGACAATAGCTCTTCAACATGGACGAGAACAAATGATGCAGTTGGAATGAATGCAGCTGCTAAAATTGCAACTACGTCAATTCCTACAAATGATTTTGACAAGGTATATCCATGGTCTCAAATGAAACGTTGCAATATAAATAATGGTGTTTACACATTTGAAGATGAACCAGGATTTGCACTTGATGGATCAAATGGAAATGTATTTTTACATGTACCTAAGCTTTGGTGGGATAGACACGTTGAAACTGACGAAAATGAAGATAGATATGAAGTAATTGAATTTTATGATTTTCCTAAAAAAGGGTGTCACGAAGAATTGCCTTTTGATATTGCCACTTATACAATATGTTTAGATGAAAACAATAAAGCTCAATCAGTAAGTGGAAAAGTACCTAAATATAGTTATTCTAAGTTGAATTTTATGAATAGAGCACGTGATGTTGGTGAAAATTATTGTGTACTTGATTACAGAATATTTTTTATACAAATGTTATATTTGGTTGAATATGCAGATGCAAATTCACAATCAAAACTAGGACAAGGCATTGTTAATTATTCAAATACAGCTGCACTTAAAGCAGAAAGTAACACAAATAAGATTGTTGTTGCTACTTCTGTTCCTACTGGTTTATATATTGGAAAAACTGTATGTATCGGAACAGCAACAATGAATAACAGCATTGCTGCAGATAGACAAATAACAGCAATTGAAGATTACGATGATGGTACAATTACTGGAAAGGAAATTACTTTTAGCGGAGATGCAGTAGATATTGCAGTAGGTAACATTATATGGGGAAGTGCACAAATAAGTGGTGACTTAGATGACTTAGGATATCATTCTGGATGCAAGGTAAACGATGGTTATCACTCTGTTATGTATAGATTTATCGAAAACTTAATAGGTAATTTAAACGAACACGTTGAAAGAATCAATATTAAGGATTACAGGGCATATATCAATAAAGATGCCACAGATTTTTCAAATGACAAGTTTACAACTCCATTTGAGCAAATTGGGTATCTAAATTCAAATTCTAATGATAAATATATCAAAGAGATGGGATATGATGAGAATCATCCAGAGGTCATGTTACCAACCGTTGTTAATGGCAGTTCAAGTACATGCTATTGTGATAATTATTGGTGTGGCTCTGGAAATAAAATTGCGTGCGTTGGCGGTAGCTTCAACAACAACGGTGCCAAGAGCGGTCTGTTTGCGTGGGGTTGTGGCAGTACGTCTAGCAACGCGAACATGTACTGCGGTGCTCGCC